TCAGCTTTCCATAAAAAGCATCATGATCGCCGCCAGTGCTGCCGAAATGACCGCCATACCAACTGTGCCGAACTGCCACTTTTTGCCCTTATCCTTGGCTGTAATGTAGGGTTTCAGGTCTTCCGTTCCCGGAATTTCCCATGCGTTCGTATGTCCTACCCAATAGCCGTCAACCCAAAATCGGTCAATGAGATTCATCACGGATAAGATGACCAGCAGCTGCCAAAAGCCCTGAACGAAGCTCTTTGCGACGTTGAGCGCATAGACGCAGACCAGCACATAGGCGATGCAGCCGGGGACGCAGACAGCTTTGAAAATCAAAGCATTTCGCTTGATTTTCGCGTGTGTTGTAAGTACCAGCTTTACGCACCTACCTTGAACTTCAGGGCTGTAAAGATGCACCATGCCCACCGCGCCCTTGCGGATACCGATGGCGCAAACCAAAATGAGCAGAACGCCAAGTCCTATGCCGTCCAAAATCACCTGTAAAATCATCATTTACTTCCTTATCCCAGCGCCACATCCAGCACCATCATCACGCTGAAGCCTACCGCAAAGAACACCGTTCCAAGATTCGAGTGCCGCCCCTGCGACATTTCCGGAATCAGCTCCTCCACCACCACATAGAGCATGGCGCCCGCTGCAAAGCTCAGCAGATACGGCAGCGCCGGGATCACAAGCTGCGCCGCGAGAAGCGTCAGCACCGCGCCGATAGGCTCCACCACGCCGGAAAGCACGCCGCCGAGAAACGCCTTGCCCTTGCTCTCGCCCTCCGCCCGGAGCGGCATGGAGATAATCGCGCCCTCGGGAAAATTCTGAATGGCGATGCCAAGGGACAGCACAAGCGCGCTGGCCGCCGTGATCTGCGCGTTCCCCGCAAGAAAGCCCGCGTACATCACGCCCACCGCCATTCCCTCCGGGATATTATGTAAGGTAACAGCCAGCACCATCATGGTGGTGCGCCCGAGCTTGCTTTTCGGACCCTCGGCCTGTTCACTTCCCACATGAAGATGGGAAATCAAACGGTCAAGCAGGAGCAAAAACAGCACGCCGCTCCAAAAGCCGATAAAGGCGGGGAGAAAGGACAGCTTCCCCATATCCTCCGACTGCTCAATGGCGGGGATCAGCAAGCTCCAGATGGACGCCGCCACCATCACCCCGGCGGCAAAGCCCGCAAGGGAGCGCTGCACCAGATCGCCAAGGGATTTTTTCATAAAGAACACGCAGGCCGCGCCCAGCGTTGTACCCAAGAAAGGGATCATGATTCCAAGAAAAGTTTCCATTTGTCTCACCACCTTTATATTGCAGTATTATTTGTTTCTTCGATAACCCGCCTCGTCTCTGTATTCGGGATGTTCCTTTAAGTATGGGTCTTTATCGCCGCAGATGGTATAGTCGCACCGGCAACCGTTCACGCAGGTGTTCGTCCGTATAAGCCTTGCATGGAGCAGCTCCATGGACGCATTCTCGGCTACACGGTTCATACCTCTGCGTATGCTCCGGAGAATGCTATCGCTTTCGGCGATTACAGCTACTACAACATCGGCGACCGCGGCACCCGTTCCTTCAAGCAGCTCAACGAGCTGTTCGCGGGCAACGGTATGATCGGTTTCGTGGCTAAAGAGCGTGTGGACGGCAAACTTATTCTCCCCGAAGCCGTTCAGATCCTCAAGCTGAAAACCGAATAAGGAAGGAGGCGGCGGTGATAGACGAGCTTCTTTCCAAAGTAAAAGCCAACCTTATCCTGGAACATACGGCGGATGATGAGCTGCTGAAAGGCTACATCACCGCCGCTGTTTCTTACGCCGAAAGCTACCAGCACATCCCGGAGGGGTTCTATAAGGAGAATCCCATGCCAGCCACCACAGAGCAAGCCGTTATCATGCTGTCATCCCACTTCTACGAAAGCCGGGACGGCAGCACGGGCGGCTTCTTTGCGGATAACACCGGAGCGGCGCAGCAGGTGTGGAACACCGTCAATCTGCTGCTCCGCTTGGATAGGCGGTGGCAGGTATGAGTTTTGGAAAAATGAACGGCTTTGCCGACATTGTGAAAACCAGGCAGGTCAAGGACAGCGAGGGCTTCATCCATTCCGAGAATGAAGTCCTCGCTTCCGTCCGTGTATACCGGGAAGGTCGGCACGGCAGTCAGCGGTGGGCAAACCTCGCTGCATTCAGTGAAGCGACCGACCTGTTCCGCTTTCGATGTATTCCTGGGCTGACGGTCACTACCGACCAGTTTCTCATCTGCGATGACTGTCGCTACGACATTGTGTCCGTGGAGGATGTAAAGGGGCGTGGGATGTACATTGAGTTGCTGGCAAAGAAGGAGGTGCCGACCGTTGGCTAAGTGCGACATGAAAATGCCGGAGGATTTCCTTCTAAAGATATCCAGGCTCGGCAGCAACTTTGACAGCGTGGCGGATACCGTCCTGCAGGCCGGTGGCGAGGTGGTGCTGAAGAAGGTCAAGAGCAATCTTTCCTCCGTCATCGGCAGAGGGACAAAGTTCAAATCCCGCACCACGGGCGAACTGGAAGGCGCACTCGGCCTTTCTCCCTCCAAGCTGAACCGGGACGGAAACCACGACATCAAGGTCGGTTTCGCTGAGCCTCGCTCGGACGGCGGCAGCAATGCCAAACTTGCCAACATTCTCGAATACGGCAAGCACGGGCAGCCCGCAAAGCCGTTTCTGAAACCCGCGAAAACAGCGTCCCGGCAGGAATGTATCGATGCCATGACCAAGGCACTGGATGAGGAGGTGGAAAAGCTGTGAGCCTGCTATCCGATTTACAAACCATCGCCGAGCATTGCGGTGCTCCAGTGGAAACGGGTGTGTTCTCCGGCAAAGCCCCGGACACCTATCTGGTGATCACGCCGCTGTCGGACAGCTTCGAGCTTCACGCCGATAATGCTCCCGGCTGCGAAACGCAGGAGGCACGGCTGTCCCTCTTCTCGAAGGGCAGCTACACCAAACTGAAAAATGCAATCGTCCGTGCCCTGCTGGGTGCGGACTTTTATATTACCGACCGCCGGTACATCGGCTTTGAAACCGAGACCGGCTACCATCACTACGCCATTGATGTGGCGCAAATCTACGAACTGGAGGAATGAATTATGGCAACGATCGGTCTTGACAGACTGTATTACGCAAAAATCACCGAGAACGACGCCGGTGAGGAAACCTACGGTACGCCGTTCCAGCTTGCAAAAGCCATCTCCGCTGACCTTTCGGTGGAACTGGCAGAAGCGACGCTCTATGCCGATGACGGCGCTTCGGAGATTGTGAAGGAATTCAAATCCGGCACACTCTCCCTCGGCATTGACGATATCGGCTCTGCGGCGGCATCCGACCTCACGGGTGCAACCATCGACAAGAACAAGGTGCTGATTTCCGCATCCGAGGACGGCGGCGACCCTGTGGCGGTGGGCTTCCGCGCCAAGAAGTCCAACGGCAAGTACAAGTATTACTGGCTGTACCGTGTGAAATTCGGTATTCCGGCGACAAACCTTGCCACCAAGGGTGACAGCATCACATTCTCTACACCCACCATTGAAGGTACTATCCTTCGCCGCAACAAGGCAGACGCAGGCGGCAAGCACCCGTGGAAAGCGGAGGCACTGGAGGGCGATGTGACCGCTGCGACTATCACGAACTGGTATAAGGAAGTCTATGAGCCGACCTATACCACGACACCCGAAAAACAAGGTTAACGGAGGTAACGCACAATGGATAACGAAAGAACCGCAGTTATCAACATCGGTGACGAGGAGTACACGCTGCTCCTCACAACCAAAGCCACCAAGGAGATCGCCGGTCGCTATGGCGGGCTGGAAAACCTCGGCGAGAAGCTGATGAAGTCCGAGAACTTTGAAATGGCCATCGGAGAGATCGTGTGGCTGATTACGCTTCTTGCAAATCAGAGCATCCTCGTCCACAACCTCAAGGATAAAGAGCATCCCAAGGAGCTGCTCACCGAGGATGTGGTGGAGCTTCTGACCACGCCCCTCGACCTCGCCGGATACAAAACCGCCATTACGGAGGCACTCTACAAGGGCACCAAGCGGAATGTGGAAAGCGAGAAAGACGCAAAAAACGCGCAAGTCGGGTAACGGTCTCCGATGCGGAGCTGTTTACCCGGCTTCTTTATTACGGCCTTGCCCACCTTCATCTCAGCCAGGATGAGGTGTGGCTGATGCCGTTTGGTCTGCTGCTGGATCTGTGGGAGTGTCACAGGCAGTATAACGGGCAGGCTGTTCCTGCTCACGAACACTACATTGACGATATTATCCCGGACGGCATTTAAGGAGGTGACGGCGAATGGCAGACAGTTTCGGACTGAAGATCGGTCTTGAGGGCGAAAAAGAATTCAAGAAAGCACTGGCGGACATCAACCAGTCCTTCAAGGTGCTCGGCTCCGAGATGAAGCTCGCCACCTCTCAGTTTGATAAAAACGATAAATCCGTGGAGGCTCTCGCCGCACGGAATAAGGTGCTGCGAAAAGAGATCGACGAGCAGACGACAAAAATCGATACCCTTCGCAAGGCTCTGCAGAATGCCGCCACCTCTTTCGGAGAGAACGACCGCCGCACCCAGAACTGGCAAATTCAGCTCAACAATGCCGAAGCCGCCCTCAACGACATGAATCGGGAGCTGGACGAAAATGAGAAAGCCATCAAGGAGGGCGGCAAGGCTGCGGAGGAATCCGGCAGTAAGTTTGAAGGCTTCGGCAAGGTTCTCAAAACCGTAGGTGTGGCGCTCGGTGCTGTGGCTGTTGCCGCAGGTGCCGCCGCCGTAAAGCTCGGCAAAGAAGTCATCGCCGCCTATGCTGACTACGAGCAGTTGGTTGGCGGTGTTGACACTCTGTTCAAGGACTCCTCGCAGGAGATTCAGCGGTATGCCGCCAACGCATACAAAACGGCCGGTCTTTCCGCTAACGAATACATGGAAACGGTGACGGGCTTCTCGGCAAGCCTCATCCAGTCTCTCGGCGGTGATACCGAGAAAGCCGCAAAGTATGCGGATATGGCAATCACGGATATGTCCGACAACGCCAATAAGATGGGTACGGATATGTCCTCCATACAGGCAGTTGAAAAGTTCATAAAAGTATGGTATAATTTCTTAAAATCAGAATGACAAATCGGAATTTGTTAAAATAAGGGGTTACAGAGATGGGGTAGGTAAAAGAAAGGTTACGGTAAAATACGAAGTAAAGAAAATATATTTAGTAATTTATTTGTGCACAATCATTCTTTCATGGCTCCTGTTTTTCATTAGACTTCTTAATTGGTTTGTCCCTGCACTTCAACTATTGCCAGACTATATTCTTCTTCATGTAACCAATTTTTCTCTCTCACTTATGGTCTTGGTGGCTTTGGGATTTGCTGTTCTTATATTCGGAGGTGGAATGAAGGCTGTTACGGTAATAGGGCTATTGATTGCCGCATTTAATCTTGGGTACGAACTTGTTTTTCCAATTCTGAACATTCCCGATTTTGCTGATGCCGTTGCCGGTTTCTTAGGAATAGCTATTGCGTATGCTTTTTTATTATCACTAAAAAGAAACGGATTAATGCCCAAATGAGCAATTGTGCCCCTATATTCGAGAACGTTTCCATATGAACTGAAGAGACCGCTTAATATACATAAAAGATTGGTTTAATGAAAAGGATTTTATTGAATACTTGAACAAAAAAGTCTGTACAGAAGAAAAATGCGTTTATGTTGAAAGCATTGGCTTGGATTATAAAAGAAAGAAATGGTCTGAAAAAACCGAAAATGTTATTGGTATAATTTCTAAATAGATAAAACTGTAAGACGTACAAATTCCAGTTTGTCGAACAAAATTGAATCATTCAACCCAACCCACCGTGGAGAAATCTCCGGTGGTTTTTTTATGCTCAGAAGGAGGTGACAGCCTATGATTCCCGTACTTTATCCCGCAAATGCTACGACTTTTTCGACCTTCGGTCTTGGCGTACTGACGGACACTATTTCCTGCGAAGTCACCGAAGAGCGAAACGGTGTGTTTGAGTGCCTGCTCAAATACCCGGTCAGTGGACAGCACTATGGGCTTATCACCAAGGAGTGCATCATCAAGGCAAAACCCAATGACACCGCCGCCGACCAGGCATTCCGTATTTACCGTATCACGAAGCCGCTCAACGGTATCGTCACCATCTACGGTCAGCATATTTCGTATGACCTTGCCAATGTGCCGGTGCTGCCGTTCAGTACTGATAGCCGCTCTCCGCAGCTTATCCTCTCTCAGCTTCTTGCCGGAGATACACGCTTTACCGGCTGGACGAACTACTCGGATGCAAAGGCATTTTCCGTCACCCAACCGAAAAGTGTCCGAGCCTGCCTTGGCGGCACGGAAGGTTCCATGCTCTCCAAATGGTATGGTGAGTTTGAATGGGACAACTTCACGGTAAAGTTCCATTCGCACCGTGGGCAGAAGACCGGAGTGGTCATTGAATACGGCAAGAATCTCACCGCCATGGAGCAGGACGAGGACAACAGCGGTGTGTATACCGCACTGCTCCCATATGCCGTGTACACACCGGAAGGCACGGACACCGAAACGGTGGTCACGCTGCCGGAGGTCACGCTCCCCATTGTGACCTCGGAGATCGTCCGGGCAAAAACGCTCATCATGGATTTCTCCGACCAGTTTGACGGAGTTGTGACCGAGGAAGCCCTCAGAGCAAAAGCAAACAGTTACATCAAGGCAAATCCGCTGGGAGCGACTATCCCCACGGTGAAGGTGTCCTTTGAGCCGCTCTGGAAACAGCCGGAGTATTCGGCACTGCTGGAGCGGGTCAACCTCTGCGATACCGTCACCATTCGGCATTCACTGCTTGGTGTGAGCGTGTCGGCTATGGTCATTGAAACCGTGTACGATACCCTCGCCGAGCGGTACAAGAGCATTTCCCTCGGTCAGAGCAAGTCCAGCATGATCACCACCATCTCCGAGGTGCAGTCCTCGGTTGATAAGGTGGAATCCACGGTAGGACGCTTTCCAAAGCTGCTCCAAACCGCCATCGGCAAGGCCACTGGGCTTATCACCGGTCAGAGCGGCGGCTATGTGGTTATTAACACAGACAGCGAAAGCGGGCAGCCCTACGAGCTGCTCATTTTGGACGCTCCCTCCATTGACGAAGCCGTGAACGTCTGGCGGTGGAATGTGGGCGGCTTGGGCTTTTCCCATAATGGCTACAACGGCCCCTACGAAACCGCCATCACGGCGGACGGTCAGATCGTCGCAGACTTCATCACCTCCGGCTCACTGGTGGCGAACATCATCAAGGCCGGTGTCATCCAGTCGCAGGACGGCTCGTCATGGTGGGATTTGGAGAGCGGCGAAGTCGTGCTTCGTGCCTACGCCACCAGCAAAGAGGTCACCGAGGTCAGCGACCGCATTACCACCATTGAGGAGCAGAAAATGCTCCGGTTGGTCATCATCTCGTCCAACGGGAACATCTTCAAAAACGGCAATGTGAAAACACTGCTTTCTGCCAAGGTGTACTCCTGGGACGAAGACATCACCGACACGCTGGATGCCAACCAGTTTGTCTGGACAAGGGTGTCTGAGGATACGGAAGCGGACAAAGTCTGGAACGAGCAGCATTTCGGTGGCGCAAAGTCCGTGGTCATCACCGGTGCGGATGTCAAAATCCGCGCCACTTTTTATTGTGACCTCATCGACACCACGACCAGGCAGAGCCTGTTATAACGGAGGAATTTACTATGGCAACCGCAGAACCCACAACAGAAACCGGCACAGCGTCCGTTTCTGATACAACAACTTCAAAGGAGGCTTCTCATATGAGCAAAGCACAAGGTCAGTTTACCATCATCGACTACAACGACGCACTGACGCTGACGGGGTACATCGGCTCGAACCTCGCCAAGACACAGATGTATAACCCCGACAACGGGAGCTATACCCCGGACTGGAAAACGAAGAACCTCGTTCTGACGCCCAGTTTGTATGTTATCGGCACCACTGCCGACCAGATTGCCACCGCCAATGTCACTTCGGTCAAGTGGTATGTGGGCGACAGCAACACCGCCATCACCGCAGGCACGAACTATGCTCTCAGCGGTGCCAAGAGCCACATTCTCACGGTCAAGGCCATGGAAAGACCGCTCCAGAGCAGAAAGCTGGACGCCTGAAATGAAAGAACAGGCTCGGCAACGGGCACTGCAGGCAAGGAGGCACAAGTTATGAGCAGAACAGCAGCACGGTCGGTCACAGTCATTCCGCCGACCATCAATCCGCTGACACACCTTTCCAAGGTGGCGATACAAAAGAGGCAGGTCGCAGGATACGCAAGAGTGTCCACAGACAGCGATGAGCAGTTCACCAGCTACGAGGCGCAGGTGGATTACTACACGCAATACATCAAACGCAATCCCGAATGGGAGTTTGTTAAGGTTTACACCGACGAAGGCATTTCCGGCACGAATACCAAGCATCGCATCGGCTTTAATGAAATGATCGCCGATGCCATGTCCGGTAAAATCGACCTCATCGTCACAAAGTCGGTCAGCCGCTTCGCTCGAAATACAGTCGACAGCCTGGTTACTATCCGCAAGCTGAAAGAAAAAGGCGTAGAAGTCTACTTCGAAAAAGAGAACATCTACACCTTTGACGGCAAGGGCGAACTGCTGCTCACCATCATGTCGAGCTTGGCACAGGAAGAAAGCCGCTCCATATCCGAGAATGTTACCTGGGGACAGAGAAAACGGTTTGCCGATGGAAAGGTCAACCTCCCATACAAGCAGTTCCTCGGCTATCGCAAAGGAGCGGACGGTTTTCCAGAAGTCGTTCCGGAGGAGGCAATCGTTGTCCACCGGATTTATACTCGATTCATGGAGGGGTTGACGCCGGGGGCCATTGCAAAGGAACTGACAGCAGATGGGATTCCGACTCCATCGAGAAAACAACGCTGGCAGACCAGTACAGTGGAAAGCATCCTTCAAAACGAGAAATACAAGGGCGCTGCACTCCTTCAGAAATGCTTCACGGTCGATTTCCTCACAAAAAAGAGGAAGGTCAATGAGGGCGAGGTGCCGCAGTATTATGTGGAACACAGCCATGAGCCGATTATTACGCCGGAAGAGTTCGACAAAGTTCAGACGGAGCTTGCGCGGCGTAAGAGAATAAGCCGTCAGTACAGCGGAAAGAGCATTTTTTCTTCCCGTATCATCTGCGGGGACTGCGGTTCCTACTTCGGCTCGAAAGTCTGGAACTCGACCTCAAAATACCGCAGGGTCATCTGGCAATGCAACGGCAAATTCAAGGGTGAGCACAAATGCGAAACGCCGCATCTGGACGAGGAAACCATTAAAGCGCGGTTCGTGACCGCCCTTAACGCTATCATCGAAAGCAAAGACAACATCCTTGAGGATTGCCGATTGATGCAAGCCACCCTGACAGACTGTACAGGCATTGATACAGAAATCGAGAGTCTGCTTGAGGAGATCGATGTGGTGACCGAACTGACAAAGCGTTGCATTGCGGAAAATTCACAGATGGCACAGAACCAGGAAGAATACGCTGCCCGGTACAATGGGTTTGTGGAGCGGTACGAAAAAGCCAAGGCACAGCTTGAGCAACTCCGCACCACAAAGGCTGAACGGGAAGCCCAGGCAGAAGCCATCGGAGCTTTTATGTTTGAGGTGCAGGAATTGGATGCCCTCACCGAGTTTGACGAAAAGCTCTGGCTCACCATTATCGACACGATAACCGTCCACGCCGACGGACGGATGACCTTCAAATTCCAGGGCGGTACAGAAATCGAGGCATGA